AACTCTGGTGGCGCAGTTATCATCAACGTATCAGGTGGGCTAACCCCATCCTACCGTGACGGAACAAGTGCTACGACGACAGTCAATAACAACGTTACTGTGACATTCAGTGGCCTGGCGCTCAACACAGAAGTAAGAGTTTACGCTACAACAGGTGGTGCTGAGCTAGCTGGGATTGAGGACTCTGGTACCACCTTTGGGGCCTCTGTTGCGGGTGGTACAGATGTGTACTACACTATTCATAACGTAGAGTACGAGCATATCCGAGTTGAAGACTTTATCTGGCCGGCTAGCGCAACGACAATACCGATCCAGCAGCGCTTCGACAGCAACTATAAGAACGACTAATGGCTACTGTATTTGATGGAGACACCCTCACGATCACCCTGTCGGCACCGACAGCAGGTGTGCTTGAGCTGGCCGTCAGCAGGTTGTACTCTGAGTGGAAAGAATGGCAGCTCGCTAGCTTCCAGAACGTGGGGTATCCGCCAGCGTTTCGTGTCGTCGGCGGCGATGACCTGACCCCAGGTATTAAGGCAGGAGCGTACTACTTCCTGCGTAACGACCTCGGCTGGCGCATTAAGTCCACCGAAGAAGACCAGACTATTTATATTGAGGGGAACCTGGCACCGCAGAACGCGGCCCTCGAAGTAGCCAAGCCGACAACGGGTGACTTCACAGTAGCGTTCCTTGGCCTACAGCCAATCACACAGAACGTGGGCGACATACTCGAGATAACACAGGCGAACCAGTACGGTGGTGCTGTGTTCTACGACGAAAGTGCAGTGACCTCCGGCACAGCACGCCCTTTTGGCACAGCATCCTCCCCGGTTAATAACGAGGCCGACCTGCTAGTTGTCGCGGCCAGGGAAAACATCAGGGTTGCGAAGATCAACGGGTCGCTAACGATGACGCAGGCTTACGATGACTGGGCTTTTGAGGGTGACAGCCCAGAGAGTGACCAAGTTATACTGAATGGGCAGAGTGTAAATCACTCAGCCTTCTCTGAGCTACGTATCGATGGCGATGGAGCGGGCAGTATAGTGTCAATATCTGGCTGTTCGTTACACGGTGTCTCAGGACTTGGCGGCAACTGGAGGCGCGTCGGCATTGCAAGCACACTGACCCTGACCACCATTCAAACAACCTTACATCACTCTTACTCTGAAGTCCCAGGCTCCGGCCGGCCAGTAGTAGATGGCAACAACGTGGCCGTGGACTGTGCGTTCCGCGGCTGGATAGGTGGGATGGAGGTAACACGACTGTCTGCTGGTAGCATGACAATAGACGGCGATCCGGTGCGACTGAGGTTTACTGCCTCATGCACCAACGCGGCGGAATGTGTCGCAGGCGGCAGTGGCATCCTCGACGGAAACTTGGGCACGATCGTACCACTTACTTCGAGCTTCATATCTGAGCCCACGATTGCTACTGAAGTCATGGCAGCAAACGTCGAAGCTACGTATTCGCTGCAAGATGTGTTGAGATTACTGGGCGCAATCGCCGCAGGCGATATTACGCAACAGCTTGACGGAAGTTATGTGATTAAGGGTCTGGACGACAGCACCAGTAGGATTCTGGGGCAACTGGCTACCAACAATGGCCGCAACGTGACTAGCCGCAACGTAGCATAACGCCGGCCCACGGTCTTATACCGTAGAAAAAAAATTACTCCAGGACAAAGTCCGGGTCGAAGTCAACAACAACTTCGTCCACTGGCTCGATGCTGTGTAACGATGGGCGAGACGCTAAGCTATCTGGGCCGTACGCTGCAAGCATCGTGGACACCTGGTTGTGAGCGGCTTGCACATCAGAAGCTTCGATAAAATGCTCCTGCGGAACCATCATCGTGACCTTATATCTTTTCATTTCCGTACTCCCACTCGAGTAACAGCTCGAGATAATGTATCGCCTTCTCAATGTCTTGACGACCATTCTTTTGTCGGTGTCGTGTCACGTACTTAATGACATTTCCTTCAATAAACGGGATCTCGTTTATATGAATAAACTCGGTAGGTTGCATCTTGAAGCTTGCGTAATGCTCACCACCGACCTGCACTTGGCTCGGCAAATCTTTCATGGGGGCTATTTTACCTTGTCTTGTACACTCAGGGCAAGCTTCTCTAGTCCATGGAAATGCATGATCCTCTGGGTCATGACTCATCACTGTCAATTTGCTCCTGTCTCCAGCGTTCGTATGCTGCGTCTTCGTCCTCTGTTAAGTCATCCACTTGCATCCAATCCAAATCTTCGTATTGAACGCCGTCCGTGATGCTGCAGGGCATCTTCTCAGTCATAACGTATCTCCAGTCATAACGTGTCTCCTTGTAATTAACCATCACTTTATATGCAAGGTACGACCACCATGTCTTTGTCAGGAATGTCGTTTCAGTTAATTTCATTGCCGCGTCTGCCCAGCGGGGCACAAACTCCCAGTCAAAACAGTCATCAAAGCCAAGCACGTCTTGTGCCCATTGGTAGCTGCCTTCAATGTCTTCCGCAAAGTCAATACACATCATCCTGGCAGTCGCTGCGCCTTCTCCGCCGCGGAGCCAGTCGAACAGCGCGTCGTCTCCGTTAGCTCTGCGAAGTAAACACTCCTCCCAAAGGCACATTGCCGCCTCACACTCTTTATAACTCTTAGGCATGTCCATGCTCCTGTAATGCTATTGCCCAATCATAAGAATCAATCTTCATGTACTTCGATAAAAATACTTTCGAACGGGGTTTCTCCCGTACCCTGTTTATAGTCACACGACAGACGACTATGTCGGATGTATCTTTGAACCTTCCGAGATAGTCTACACATTGCTCCTTTGTGGGGAGAACATGCCACCCGGACGTGAATCCGGGTGACTTGCCCTTCTTACCGGGGTTCCACACATGCTTCTCTACGGCTTCGAGGAGTTTATCTTGTGGCAGCTTCCGGCTACCACAATGACCGTGGAAAAGTGTGTGTGGTTGCCCGTCCTTCACACGGAGTAACCTATAAGCTGAGGTCATCTTCACGCTGCTATTTCCAACGCCTTGCTGAATGCTTTCGCTTTTAGCTGTGCACCTTGGCCAAACGATGCGCTGTCAAACCTGCGATCGGTACGCCCTCGGCGAGCGTGATCTGTGAAGTAGCTTACTGCGTTCACGAGTCCCCAAGTGGTATTGTGAGAAGAGATAAAGTCGGAACCAGGTCCGGACTCGTAGAACGACAGCAGCTTCTTAGTAGTCTGTAACTGTCTGCCACTTGCTTCTTCATCAACATCCAGCAGCTCAAGAAAGAAGTCGACTGCCTGGCGCTTAGTAACTTTGTAATCTGCCAGCTTGGTCACGTTCTCTTGGAAGTTACCCCAGCCTTCTGTGTTCAACTTGCCCATCAAACCGAGCTGCTCTTTGATTGCATCAGCATCGAACTCACTGCTGTGCGGAATCTTGACTACACCTGCAGAGCTTTGCCCTTCAAGAGACCAACTTAGCGTGTTCCAGCACACTACACGTACACTTGTGAACTGCGCAGTGGTACTGAACTTGCCGTCGTAAGATGTAGCTAACATCAAGTAGCCCTCTACCTTGTCTCCGTCGATCTCGAAGTCTTTACCGGTCTTAGCTAGCGCCCACACACGGTTGCCGTCTTTGAGTACCCCGGCAGTGTGAATCTCGAAGCCTTGGTCTTCAACCAGGTCACGGAAGAACTCCATAACTTCTCGAGGCTGCACTACGTTGTATCGATCGGACACAATAGACAAGATGCCGTCTGTGTCGCTACGTGTCAGGATCTTCTTGCCAGGGATAGGTTTGAACGAGAGAAAGTTCTGGGCGGCAAGCCGTTTGACTGACGCTCCTATGTTCTCGTTGGTAATCCACCTGTTGTTAAAGATAGGAGACTCTGTAACCTCGTAATCCATACCTGCTCTAGTAAGCCAGGTTTCAAGTGGCTGCCCCGGATCCAGTCGCTCTCCGTATCCATGCCAAGGTGTCTCTCCGGTGTAGGCGATTGCTGCTACGCCCTTTGTAAAATCTAACTCATGACTCATAGTCGTCTTCCTCATCATTGGTATCTACAACACGGTCTCCGAAATGGAGCCGTCCGTCTTTCTCGGTACATCTAAACTCTTCATTCATGTGCACTACTGCCCCGCTCATCTCAGCGCATCCCCGGTCACATAGGACGAGGGGAATAGCACCGATCGACCCGGAGTCAACAGGAAGGTTCACTCCTTCGAAAGGGTACTGTCCGTCACCATACTTCGTGTAGAACGCTGCGCATGTGTGTCCATCGAAATCAAACATGCCACCTCGCGCTCCGTACTCAGTAGTTGCCCAGAACTCCCCAAGGTAGTCGTCCCATTTACTGATCACGTAGCAAGGATCACCTATGTAATACTTTCCGGCTGGGAGCTTATCCATTCTTCAAACCTCTTTGTCTTTGCGCCATGCGCTTCAATTACGATGTGAGACTTACGTCCCTGTGATGTGCCGTTGCACGCTCCGCACTCCATGCATGTCAGCTTCTTACCTCCTTCCTCGCTAGCAGGACATATGACTTCGTCACGTCGTGACTTAGTTCCTAAGCGGAACGTGCGCCATCCTCTGTCTCTTGCTTCTAAGGCTTCGGCTTCAGTGTCAACACTGGCCATGCAGTAGTGCTTGTGTAGGGGGTCACAGGTCTTCCACTGATGTGTATAACCTGTGACCATCGAAGCCTGGAAGCCAATGGCATCCCAGACCTCGAAAGGAACCGCAGCGGGGTCTCCATATGCACCAAACCTCACTGGTTTCCCAGCAAAGCTGTCTGAGCTGAATAATGGATATCCGCCGCGCTTCCACGACTCCCAGATAGACCGAGGTCCCTGGAAGGTCGTTACATAGCACCACTTACCTCTCGCTGGGCAATCCCCGCAGACTGCTGCATCATTGCCGCTCTTGACCGCAGTATGTGGTGCTTCGTTTTGGGCCAGGATCCAAGTCTGAATCATCGGCCCAGTTTTGCGATTGGTCGAGGGGGTTACCATTCCTGTCGCAATCGCTACTATCGGGTCGCCGTTTAGCAACGACGGTCCTTCGTAAATAATCATAGTTTCTCCGAATAAAAAAAAAGCCCTCCGAAGAGGGCCAAGCGTTGCCGGCTGGGGGGTTGCCGGGCTTAGGCGGGCATTAGCGCACGTTTTATATCTTCGGCTGCACCGCGAGTGGTGAAATCACCAATGCAATGCGCGAAGCCGGCGTCATCATGCCCGTAAATCGAGAAGAAATCCGCAAGCTCATCGTCTTCAACGACTTCACATGCATCTGCTACCTCTCGTACGCCCCTCACTTCCAGTCTTTCAAACTTCATTGTTCTCCTTCTGTGGTTGGCGCGTATTGCCTCTTAGCTTTTGGTATAAGAGCTATCATTTGATTAACTTCACTCAACTTTGCCATAGCGCCGTCGAGCGTGCGAAAGTACCAAGGTCCATAGACAACCTGGTTGTGATACTTTCTCACCCGGTAGCGTCGACGGGGTACCTCGTACCAGAGGCCTTTGGGGAAGCGCGATAATTCTTTCATGGGGCTATTTTACTCTTTTCACCCAAAATTTCAACGATATGATCTGAGAGCTCGTTCATGCTCATCATTTGGCTTGTGTATGTCAGCCGGCTTATTGGCTGCTGCCAGGAAAGACCAGGGAGATATATATGCCCTTCGGGACTGAATACCACTACTGCGACGTGTCTTCCCTCTGAGTGCCTATCTTCCAGCCACTGCTGTTGGTGCAAGGTAAGATGTTTTTTATGCTCTGTGAGATCAAGTCGGACTGGTATCCTGTCTATCTTTTTATTCTCGATCCACAGGTCCTGATAGAGCCCAGAAGCCCACCAGTCAGGCACCCCTCTCACGTATGAGGCATTGATCTTCCAAGTGTATACTCGGTCTTTCAGCCTCTTACGGAGTGCCTGCCAGTAGTTGGACTCTGTACTCATGCAACCTTAGATTTCTCTGTTTCAAGCGGCCGGAACAGAAGATCCTGTGCACTGTCTCGCTTGCTCCAGAACAACTGTAAATCGTCATTCGGGGAAACCATCTCAAATCGCAGTAACGGGTAAGTCTGATCTGGGTCGAAAGAGATCTTGGTGACTACTTGCACTGGAAGCATATTGTGCTCGGATGCTAACCGCGAGACATACGCATCGAAGTGCTTAAGGCCGCCGGGCGATACATAGAGTGACATGGGCTCAGCGCCAGCGTCTGCGTCAGGTGGCAGCACGGCCAAACGTCGTTGGTTCTTACAGGCCTTGCCGTTGCCGGAAGGTGCAGACTTCCACTGGTTCTTGGGGCAATCTTTGCAATCAGTGTGCTGCGGGTCTGCCGCGTCTTCATGTGGCTTAAGCTCGCCGCTCGCTGGGTTCTCCCGGCCAACTGCAAAGCAATTTGGTTGCTGAGGATTGTTGGCGTTGTACACGCCAGGATAGTTCACCATGAACCAGACAAAATCGAGAATGACAACTTCGATTTCTTTGCCTTTTTGTCCATTGGGGAGAGTAAATTCTTTACCTTTTGTTGAGATCTTATTGGAAGGCAGTGCTCCAAGTTGTCCTCGTTGGGCTTGTAGCTGCTTCTTGATCTCGTCTTCCAAACTCATTGGAAGGGTTTGTTTCTCTTTAGCCATTACGCTTTCCTTAGATTAATACTACGTTGTATATAAGAGTCTACACCTGGTACGGTTTCTCCAGATTCCAGTAACTCGCGATACGCTGCCGCGGCTGGTCGCCGTTGCAACAAATAAAGCGCGTCAGTCTGGATAATGTGTTCACCGAAAGTATCCCAGTCTATTACCTGTGGCAGGACTGTCTCACCTATACTGATGGTGCCCCTCTTTGATGAGGCCTTGTCCATGCCTTGGTCGTCGAGGCGCGTTAACGCTTCGAACTCGAGAGATCGCCATTCGTCGTTCAGCTCTTTCTCGCGAGCTTTGATCTTACGCTTCTCTTCTCTAATGTCAACCAACCTAGCTATCAAATCGGCAGTGGTAAGCGTTTGTTTTTCAGTCATATTAATCTCCAAGTAGATCAAGTAGCAGTTGCATAGAGCTTAGTTTGCTATCTAGTCGATCGTAAACTTTCTCGTCAACAGTGTTTTCAGCACACACCAATATTGTCTCAGTTTCATTTGTCTGGCCAGCACGATTGATACGGGCGTTAAACTGTATGTAATGTTCTGAGTTGTATGTTGGTGACGCCCAGATTGTCGTTGTGCCAGCTGTGAGTGTAAGTCCGTGTCCAGCTGATTGTGGGTGGGCAAAGATAACTTTGATGTTGCCATCTTGAAATCCCTTAACAGCCTCTTGTCGCTTAGTATCGTTTACACTGCCATCTATAGAAGCAAACGTGAACCCGCGCTTCTTTGCGGCTTTTTCCATTTCTTCACGTTGGTGACGCCACTGAAACGCAACTACGCATTGCTTGCGTGCATCAATCAAATCCATGATTAGCTCGTAACGTCCGCTGTCTAGCAGTGAGTATGTCCCGTCTTCTTTGTACACAGCACCTGATGCCATTTGCATGAGCTTTTGGTGAACTGTTGATGCCTGCTGGGCAGATAATATAGATCCGTCATTGAGCATAGTCACTGCCACATCGAGCATGTCCGCGTATTGCTTCGACGCTCGTAAAGGCAAGTTGTAGTACACCTTATATGGAGCTCCAAACAACTCTGCTTCAGCGGCACGACATTTAGCAAACTCATGACGTATAGTCATTTCATCGATCATGGCGTATACCGCATGCTCTGAGCCAGGTTTGTCTTTCCACTGAATATGGTTTGTACTAGGGCCAACCTGAACTGGCTCACACACAGCGCTGCGAAACTTCCAGAACGAAGTACCTAATGACTCACCATCGTCGAGCAGTTTAACTTGGTGCCAGAACTCAGTGACTGAGTTTGGATTTGGTGTTCCAGTTAAGAGCTGCCTGTGATCAAACTTCTTCGCAAGATTGTAAACTGCTTTAGAGCGTTTGGCATTTTGATTTTTATATGCGGTCGATTCATCTATGACTATAGTGTCGAAGTCATTCCAATAGGAGTCTGGGATGTTACGTACCTTTTTTGTTTTTCCATTACTTTGAACTTCGTCATGAGTTCCCATTAACCAAGTTACAGCGTCATGATTAGTAATGTAAATATCGACGTCCATGTCGAACGCTTTCTTACGGTTTGTTGCGTACGCACAAATGTATCTGGTGCCTGGGAAAAACTTGCTTATGTCGTTGCCCCACGCAGGCTGTAAAATAGACTTAGGAGCGAGTACCAAAGCTTTACCGCCACCTGCCTTACGCCGTTCAACGAACGCCCCAATGCTTGGACGCGTCTTACCAGTTCCAGGGTCAGATGTGTCAAAAACACTGCTCTTCCCAGCATCCACCCGGCCTCTGATAAATTTGAGCGTTTCATCTTGATGTTCATAATATTCTGGTATCTCCCTAAAGTATCCGGTCATTTACGATTCCTCTCAATTGTCTCCCAGATCATTTGATCTATGCGTTCGGCAATGTCGAGCATGGAACTGCAAGCAACTGCGAGTTCTGGGTCTTTCGGCTGGGTGAGGTACGGCTCGTCGCCTCTTGAAGGCACGAAGCCACGAACGCTTCGATCTCCGCCTGTCTCGGGTAGTTTTTCAGAAGGATCTTCAGTTGTCGCGTTTGTTCGCGATTCAACTTCTTCACCTCCGATGAGAACTTTTTGTACGTACTCATAAATTGCTTCCTTTATATCGTTTCTCGTTGCCAGTTTGTGAGGCAGGCTTAGCGTCCTTGCTATTGCCTCTCTCTCCTGGTCCGTTGTCTCTATTCCTAGATTTGTCTTCACATCACTCCTTCTCTAACTCGATTCTCTCCTGTGCTTCTGATCGCAGGCACCAGGTGCCTACGATGGGGTCTTCCATTTCCATCCCAACGGGATAAATGTCCACGGCTACACCCTCGTCCGTGCGTCGTACGTACAGACTGAGGTTGTCGATCGTGACCCAAACCGATTGCGCCTCCTTCTTCAATACGAAGTCCGCGTACTCTTCCTGATGAAGTGCACCGTCCATTACATCACTCCTTCTCTAACCAGGTGTGTACGTCTGTATTCCTCCGGGTGTGCAGTGGCATGCCAGCTGCCAGTTCTCGATAAGCGATCATAGGGATCACTTATGTGAACCTCAACTGCACGATGCATACGATCTGCTTGTATCTGCGCGAATGTAAATGCATATAGATTAGTTGGGAAGTATCTTCCCTCGACCTCGTACTCCACATCTGTCTCCTTAGTTAGTCAAGTTGATCGAGTTGCACCAGCTGCGCAAGCTCGCCGTCTTGCATCAAGTCTGCGTAACCACTGTCTTCCAGCTTACGAATAGCAATGCGTCCGCGCACCTCGCGTTCTTTACGAGCGACTGATTTTAGTGATACCAGTGTTTCTGCAAGGATTGACCGTAGCTCTGTAAGCTCTTCTTGCATCTTGTCGTGCTCTTTGACCTTTGCCGCGGTAATAAGCGTACTTTTCGTTACGCTAAGCGAGTTGTGATAGTAGCCAGATTTCTTTGGGTTTTTGATTTCGAGCGTAAAGTGTACTTCCCTAGACTCCCATCTGATTGCAGTCTCGTTGAGGGTGAGTATCAATCCGAATGGCAACTTTTCTTTTAGTAAGGCTTTGCCGTTCGCGCTCTCTTTTACCTCCTTAGTGAGCTTCTCGTGCTTAGCTTCAATCGCTTTGATCTGGGCGGTCAAGTCCTTCTTCCGGGCGTACAAGTTGTTCTCGTACTGTGATACAAAGGCTGATACAACGTCGTCCATTGATATTTGTATGTCAGTTTGCATTGCTTTGAATGCAGTAGTGATATCGTTACTCATTAAATATACTCCTTGGGGTTATCCCAAATTTGGCGAAAAAATTTAGCTTGTTGTTTAGTCGTAGTTGCGCGCACACGTCGCCAGCCTACGATTTCTTGAAACGCTGTGAACATCGTCAAGTGTCGGTCGTATGTTGAAATATGCGGGGGGTAGGTTCTAAACCTAGTATAGAATCCCTGAGCAAAAGCCCGCCACAACTCACGGACATCTCCCTGTGTGGCTTTTGTCTTCTTTCTTTTGTAGCGTTTGGCGTAACAGAAGCGACTGCCGTGCCGGCCATACTTGTTGCTGTCAGTCCAATCTGAGACGTAGCCCGTCTTTAGCACATCTAGGAGTTCGTCATCATCGATTGGGATTGTCTTTTTCTTCGATGCCTCAAGCTTGTTAATAAGCCGTTTGACTGCTGCTGTGACCTCGCTTCTTAGTATTACTATGCAGAGCGTATCACTAGAACTCGGTAGCCATGCGCGATGTGTTCCTACTAAGGTTTCTATCTCGTCTTTGGATATGAACAGGTCGCTTAAATCTTCCATGCTCTTCGGCTTTGAAATTACAATTTTATACTTTGTTTGCTCGTGGATATCATAAAAATCCATTACGTTGCTCCTCATTATTTGGTTACGTTGTAGTAGTCCGTTCCTACGCCGGGTGGACTAAGCCCCGCACCTGTTCAGCCATACTTCGCGATATCCTAGGTTCGCTTTTCTGTGCTGTTCGATGACTAATCTTTTACTTAAATTTTTCAAACTCCACGTCTTGGTCTTTGCTTAACCCGAGACGATACATTGCTGCCTGTATCATCATAGCTTGTACGATTGCGTCGTAACGAGCATCGTGCGCCACGCCTGGAACGTCGAACGAGGGGTGCTCAGTGCTACCATTGGGCCATGCCAAGTCTTGCATTGTCCGCACTGAACGGCACTCCCAAAACATCCAAGGCATTTTTGCGTCAAGATCTGGATGCTCGTAGTAGTACCGCATAAGTTGCATGTCAAAGTCAGGGTCTTTAGCCCAGTACCGATTTGTTTTAGGCATATCACTGAGCCCATCGAAAAATTCTTTGTTAACAAACCGACCTCGTTCATGGCAGTACCTCCATAACTTTTGTAACGCCTCTTGCATTGGCACACAGTCGTCACCTACAAGGGCTTTGATTGCACCATCATGCTGCTCAAACCACCATCGTAGTGTACCTCCTTCAACGCCCCGGCTGAGATTGACGGAGTCCGACACGTCAACACGGATCATCATTGCCCGTTCTGCTAGAGCTTCAGCTGAGTCACAGCTATAAGGGTCAAACAGCACAGCGCCAATTGTTACCACGGGGCTGCCCGCGGTAGTTCCCAGCGTCTCTATATCGATCATTAGCTCAAGATTGTTGTGTGGCTGCTCGTGGGCTGTGACCAATCCTTGGTTAAAATATCCCATCTTATTTCGAGTACTCCTTGGCATATCCGCCCTCCGCATCAAGTGGTAAGTCTCTCGCCCAAACAGGTGGGTGAGTCATAATCTCGATCATCCAGTCCAGGGCTTCTTCTCCCTTGTTCTCAGGAGCTAAAGCAATGTTCTCGTCGTAGGTGTGCATTACGAGAGGATATCGTGCGGAGATCTGAACCAGGTGATGTGATGTGATGTCTCTGGCGAATTTCTGGACAATGTTCTCTGCAAGCTTGGCACCGTAAATGTAATGTGTATTGTATGATGGGCCACGCTTACTAAGATACGTGAAGTTCCCATTATCGCAATCCAGCCCCGGATAGTAAAGCCATGTTCCATTAGGAAAGAAGATTTTGTTTTCCTTGCCTACGACTTCCAGAGTACCGTTTGCGTACTCCCAAACGAAATCTCTGTTCAAGTACATGGCAACTAGCATTTGTTCGCACGCATCCCAGAAGTTTACGATCTTGTAATTTTTCTTACGGTAAACATCGTAGACAATGCGGTTGGCCTCAACAAGATCAAAGTTTACGTCCAGGCCTAAGTATTGTTTGGCGTCTTTGTCGATCGATTCTTTGAAGTGAATGCCTCCCATGCCAAAGCCGAGTCCCAGCACTGCGGTCTTCCCGACAAATCCTTCGAAGAAATCGTCTGGATTATTTTTTCTGTCAACTCTTCTTCTGAAAATGTCTGATGCCATTTCGTTGTATGGATCTCTCTTATCTCTGAAGAGCTGCATGAGGTCTTCTTGTCCAGCAAGGAAGCCAGTCGATCTACACTCAATTTGGCTTGCGTCTGCAACGACCAAAACTCTGCCCTCATCCGCCTCAATACAAGTTCGGAGTTTGGAACCACGTTTGAGGTTCGCCGGATTGATTTTATTTCCACCTGTTACTCTCCATGTGTGTGCTCGTGCGTAGTTGTACGCAACCATAAACAAACCGACTTCTTCGTGCATTTTCTTAAATCGATACGCGCGAGTTTGCGCCTGCGTGCTTTTGACCGCAAGGCGACCTTTAGCCAAGGCGGCAAGTCGCTCATCTTCAGATTCGAGCATCGCAATGAATCCTTCATCGGTTTTTGCAAGTGCTGGTATGAGTGCACCTTTTGCATTCTCCTTTAGTGGTACTTCGTAACCAAGCGACTCAAGAAATTGAGGGAAAGTTTTGTTGCCCTTCAATATTACCTCAGTTGCTTCGTAGCTAAGTGCTGCCGAGACTCTTTCGTCTCTGTCCTGATCGGCCTCGCGACATGCTTCTTGTAATACCTTTTCGTTAAATACAAGCTTAGGGTCGCAGAACATTTTCAACAGTTGATCCATGATCTTGTGTTCAAGCGCCGGCAAGTGATGTGCGAAGTTGTCATATAATTCTTTGCACGCCCTTACGTCGTCGTTGGCGTAAGTTAGTAACTCCTCCCACTTATCCTCGGGAATATCTTCAGTCCGCATGTCTTTGATTTCTTTAAGAATGTCGGTCTTGCCGGATTCCCACTTAAGCAGAAATTGCATGCATGAGTCCAACCCAGAACTGATGCCGCCCTGATACATTGCATCGATCATGGCTAGTGTGCAGAAGTATTCGTCCGCGACGAAATCGTACTTGAGGCGTGCAACGGCTCCATCGAACAACACGTTGTGTGCTATGAAACGAATCTTGTAGCCGCGCTCTTGCTGGTCGATCAACCAGGAGAACATGTCTTCTGTTTGGTCTGCATCGCAGAACTCTGCGTTGCCGTCGTCCACGATGAATGAGCAGCCATGCACCTGGAACTTTTCATGACAAATGTAATCGGTGTATGACATGCCAGGCGAGCGGAGTGTATACCTCGTTCCCCAGAATGTCTCAAAGTCAACGAATACATTAATCATCCATCTACTCCCCATGCGCAACTGCTATCGCCCGACTGTGGTCCAAACGCACACCACTTGCAGTTGATCTTATTTGGTTTAGGCCGGAACTCCCTGTCGCTTGTTACTTTCTCCGCCCTTGCTTGCCACATTGGCACAAACTTCATAGCCTTCTCACGAGTATATTGTTTCTTCTTTGATGTGAGGCCATGGTCGAGGTATATAAACTCAACATCTACTACTTCTAAAGTTGGATACCGAAAGAACGACCCAATAGCATATAGTTGTCCCTGTTGATTGTGCGTGACTTCGTTACCAAACTTTTTACCAGTTTTGTAATCGGTGGGTATGCCAGCTACTGCTTCGCCGTTATCGTTTCTAGCTGTAATTCGAAAGTTATCAAGCTTCATACGGCACCAGATATCTTTTGCAAACCAATCGCAGGTTTGCCAATCGGCGTTGAATCCCCAGTCTTCCTCGACAGTTACGTCGCCGGCTTCGTATGATGATTTTATGTCTACAAAGTAATCTGCAAACTTACTCATCTCTTTGGTCAGGTCGCCCTCTCCGATGACAAACTTCTCGCAGGCATCATGGACCATTGTGCCTCGGTTGGCAGCCGACATATCTACATGGGACATATCGCGCTTTTCGCCAGCTTTAAGCCATAGCATCCATGGACATCGTTCGTAGTCTTTTAGTCTGGAAAATGACCAGGCTGTTAACTGCCGTATTGCTTCGTCTGGCATAGGATATCCTCCATCCATTCTTCGTGGGCGTCATCAAGCGTTTCAGCTGCTTCAGATAGAAGCTCGACAAGCGTCAGTTCATCAGCCGTCAGCACCGAATGGGCTATTCCAGTTCGGGATCCCCAAACAGCATCTGCTGCATCACGCAGTGCGCCGCTTAGATGGTTGTCTCTTTTTGTAGTTCCGTAAACCCAGGCAGGTTCAGTCGGCAGATCCAGCCTCTCCAGCTGTTGCCTCATCTTCTCCAGTCTCGTTATGCTCGCCATGTCTCAGTACCTCTTTGCCATCTACTGTGGGGTGAAAGATAAGCATCCAGGGCTCTTCTGTCTCGGGGTCGAGAAGCAGTCGAGCAGCGAATTCTACCTTTGTCATCTTTGTTGCTTTGAGCTTTTCGCGTTGCCAGTACCAATGCTTAAACGGGTACATGATACGTTCTGGTTCAGAGGATAACGCCTTCCCCATGCCCTTCCAACATGAGTCGAGCAGCTCGAATATACGCTTATCAGCGTTTGTGCTCTTGCCCTGCTTCCACGCGATGGATAGAGACCACACGGTTTGTGTGACATACACGGGAAAGACGTATCCAAATTGGTTTGCCTGCGGTGTGACTGGTATTAAGTCTTCACCAGGCCAATAGTGATGGTGGATCTGTTGATTATTTTCCACTCTGCTTCTCCTGCTATTAGAGCATCTCTGTACTCTTTAGGTATTCTAAAAGACTGACTAAGCACTGTTTGTGCCCAGCTATCGTGGTCGCGCTGGAACGCGTGAATAAGTGACTCAGATGCCACTGCGCTGTGTGACTGGAATACTCTCATGATTAGCGCATGAACTCTTCTTCATCATACACTACTGAAAAGTCTGAGATTTCTCCGTCAGGGAGCTCCAGTTCTTTCGCTTCTATGGCGTTAGCTATAACTTCTGCTAACTGCGTTGCAAGGCTGTAGCGGGATTGCTCAGATATATCCAGCGTCAGTTCAAATTCTACGGTTACGTCCACTTCGTCCATACCTCCATCTTAGTCGTAACTGCCTTCAATTTCACTCTTGATCTTCTCTTCGAGATCTGCAGTTATGGGCTTCAAATGAATCTTCAGGTCTGCTTTGTCCTCGAGTGATATATCCCACTCAACGCGCCAGCCGTGTGCGCGAGCATCATCGTCTCCCCGTAATTTTCTAACGGGATGTCCGCGCTTTGCGGCCATGCTCTTAAACGCACCTAGCTTGATTCCTTTGTCTCTGCACATTACGACGTGTGCCGCTTTTAATTCTTTAGTTTTTACAAGCGATTCGCGGTCATGCTTAGCATCATCGATCCAACGTGTTACAGCCTCCTTGAACATAGCAAGTTCTGTGTAGGCCGTGGTTTCCTCATCTGTGCCATCTACGAAATAAGTCAAGTCTCCGGTGGCTATGGCGTGGAAAAATTCTTCGATCGATGTGCGTGCTGCTTCTTGTAGCTTTTGCTTAGCGTTGTTATCCATTGGCAAGCGCACTGCATCTTCATCTACTTTGTAGTGTGTCAGATACCCAGAGAATTGTTGTAGCTCCGCTTCAATCTGGGCCACCTCTTCTTTTGTGATCTCGAGCTTTTTCTCTTGCCGTGGTGCGACGTTTATACGTCGGTCGCCTTCTTGGATCGGGATTACACCGAAGTCATTCGTCGTGAATATAAAGTTAATAAAGCTATCACAGTCTTTGGCTGTGGCCTGCATATGTCGTACTGATACGCGAGGCTCGGTAATCCAGTTTTTAAGGTTGTTGATGATAGAACGCCCTATCCTGCCCATGTCATCCGAATTAGCTTCATCAATATTCAGGAATATAGAGCGCTCCATCCAGCCATTAAAGTTATCAGTAAGATCCCTGAATTGCTTTGTATGACAGTAGTCAGGGCCAAATATAGGAGTGATGATGTTGTGGAACAAAAGACCTTTGCCTGTACCCGGTACACCATGCAGGACCCACGCTGTGCCTGTCTTCTTCCTCGTCTGCTGGACATATGCCAGCCAGTTGATAAAGTGGTTGTAGGTCTGTTCGTCATTGCCAGTTACGTGTGTCAATATCTTATCTATGACCGACGGTATGTTAGACCGGAACATAGTGTTCAGCTGGTACTCGGTTGGTCGCCAGGTATTGAACACATAGTTATCTTCATTCCACTGATCGAATACTGTTGGGTCGAACTTTAGCTCCCACGTTGGGATAACAGCTGGGGGTGATGTACTGCCCTTCATAGCAAAGTAATCAGCTACTTTCTTGTCGCTTGCTCCGATGCAGTTTGGCTGTTCCACGATCTCTTTGTCTTTGCGGAGTCCTGCATAGTATTTGTCGGACTTCATGTCGCGAAAAATAAATGGCCGAGGGCGTTTCTTTTGTAGCTCTTCAAAGTGAGGACGAACATTGTCAGTGTAAAACTGAGGATCGAACCTCGAAAGACGCATTGACGGCTCGCCCTTGAAGTTATGTAAGTATGGGTCTTCTCTATCTCGGTGGTAGTAATAAGCGTAGCTGTCGCCACCGTTTATGTTGCATCGCATGAAGTGTGCGTTGTCTTCATGCCATGACGTAATGTACCCAGCGTCGACCAGGCTATCATCAAGAAGCTCTTTCCCGTCTGGAGTTATCCTGGTGTGTTCTTTTTTACGTGAAACATTTAGCCCAGCATCATATCGTAAGTCGTTGACTTTCTCTCTAACCCGAGAAGCTACGTCAGAGGGTGATAGTCCAGCAAAAGAGAAAGAGACTCGATCATAGTCTTTTTGCACATAGTCAATTCTGTCTTTGACAGGATCAGGGAAGTTAGAGCAGTTTGGCGGCGTGACGTATACAATGCGTCCGTTGCGACTTGCTACTCTGTCTAATGGGTAGCTAAGCGCTACACGACTGTTCGACAAAGTTACCTGGTCGCTTAGTTCAGGATGTGTCAGGTTCACTTCAGCAAGCCACGACTCTATTGCTCTTGGGTCTACCTTGTCATAGAGCATAAAGTATACATGGGCGCGAACACCCGGCTTAATTCCTTGACTTGGTGAGTACTGGACCACGTATGACGCAGATTGGAAATGAGGGGGTAGTACTTTGGTTACGAACTCTTCCACAGTTGCTATGTTACTGAGTCCATCAATGTCAAGCAGAATCCATTCCCGCCGTTCGTTGCTATCGCTAAGTCCTGCTCGACTCTCTTCTTTTATCGGTCTCGTCAGGCTTGACGTTATTAAGCAGTGACCTGCAGACGCTGCGCTGACCAAGGCCTCCGCAAACTGGGCAATTGTGTCTACATCTTCTACGTAGCTTGTGAAGTTTGTGACGCCCGGATAAGCGCCACCTATGTAAGATCCGTCTGCCCTTTTCTCGTATGTTTTCGTGAGAGGCACTGCCGCCTGCAGGAATGTTAACTGCATATTCTATTTCTCCTCGGGTTGGAAGATCAGTGTACTCTTGGTCGTCGGCTGCTGCAACTGGTGTTCCATCAATGTCCTTAACCCGTCCACCTTTGGGCAATCGTTTGGCTAATTCGTAGCTAAAATAGATCTTAACTGCCGCCATCAACGTCAGTTCTGCCAGTGCTATTAGAATCGCTTTGCGGTACATTGAACTGTTCCTTTATGCGGGTAGAGCTTTGATCTACATAGGTAACTATCCCCGCAGCAGCGGTGCGAAGGGTTTCTAGTAAACTAAGAATTTCTTTGGGATCAGTAAGATCTTCCAACTTCTCATAGTCTACTTTAAGCTGCTCGAGTTCTTCTTCAAACTCATCGCGCTCATTACAGACATCGTCAAAATCACTTACGATTGTGTCAAACGCATTTTCGGCTGTTTCTTTGGCGTCTTCGAGGGTTTTAGTAGCAGTAATCGCTTCTTCCATCGCCCACCAAGCCTGCGTGTCTCTCTTATAACTATTGTACATGTCCTACTCCCATACATTTTTCCCACGCGTGATTACGTGGATAAGTGTCTAGCACCGGATCCCAAGTATCAGGATCCGGCGTTTGACTTAAGTGTTCACATTGAGCGGGTCGGCTTAATGTTTTTTTAGGCAACAATGTGGGCAACGGGATCGGTTTCTTCAGGGTCGGGCCGATACTCGATAAGAACCAAATCGCGAATACGCTGCTCAAGATCTGCAATGTCTTTCTTGGCGTCCTTTTCAATAGCATCGATACGCTCCTTAAGGTTTTGGATACAAGCGCTAGTAATATCAATTCCGCCGGGAACAGCTACTTCGATTTCGTGTTCTGACAGACGTACTGAATCTTCATTGCCGAAGTCATACGACTTTACAACGTACTTGTATGCCAGTTCACCGGGCTCGAGATTTTCGAGTTGATACTTAGTTTTTGGCTCTGCAAAAACATATACTTTCGCTTTAATTGTAGCGGGTGTCGATTTCATTCTGACTTCTCCTGTTTATGTAAATTAGGTACAAACAACTGAACTACCATTTTGCACTCAAGGCACTCATACATATTGGCTTGTTTGGTCGCTACTAGGGATATCTCTTTGCAATGAGGACATTCCATAGTATCTTCAGAATCACCTGTGTAGGCCTTGGAGTCATTTAGCCAGTTGTTGAGCCTGGCAAAGTTAACTACGCAGTGGCCTACGCCCGGCATTAGTTCTTCGATAATCTCGACTGCTGTTTTTACCATTGCTCGTGCATTTGCAAGATCACGTGCATCGGTCATGTTATTCTCCTTGTTAAAATGAAAATCGCCTTATAAGTGCTTCTAGCTTAACTATTTTTCGCTTAAGACTAGCGATCTCGTTATCACGTTTCTGTATGCGATCGCCCAGCTTCTCAACTGTCTTCTTAGCCTCAAGGCGCTCGATGTGCTGTTCTTGTAGCTGACAGACTGACTGATGCTCGGCGTTATATGCCTCAAGCTGTTCGATACGACAGTCTTTGCAATTCAGGCTGAGTCCATGTGCGCACCATTCCTCACTCATCTTTGTCCTTCCTCTTTCGTAATGCCTTATTTCCGGGGAAATGCATATCCTCAAACAAGTACAAAGCGTCCTGAACCAGTTGTATGGCTCCCCAAATATCTTCTGCTTGGTTGTCGTGGTCGGCAAAGTCTGATTCCACATGCGACCCCATAATTGCTATAGCCATAGTAAGCCTGTTGGCTATTTCATCCTTTGGTTTATTTTGAATGGGTATCATCTTTGTTCTCCCGCACTAGCTTTACTACTTCCAGAAACTCTTTCAGCGGTATGTTTACTCTAGAGCTTTGGAAGATACAGTCAATGCCCGCCTCAAGCTCGGCAATACGATCACGCAGCTCTGTTATTTTGTTTTGTTGAATTATTGACAGGTCACTCATCTTTGCTTCCAGTTCTGTAACACGTTCAATGTTCGCATTAGCCCAATCAACCATTTCCTGATCGTTTAGGGTTAGGTCACTCACCAGACCATGCTCGAAACATAGGACCTATGGGAGTTAAGTAGCCAAAGATACCCTGTGCCTCTCTTATAGACATTTCGCATTCCGTTGGCTCTCCAGTATCCCAGTTTACTCCCTGGACTACACATCGGCCGGCAAGCATACCTTCATAGTCTTTTACTGCAAACATCCCAACTTCATTGGCTTGCCCATTTAGCAGACCTTCATCGTCTACGTAGCCAGTGTGAGTCCCAAGAAGATCAGTGGCTACCGTCGTAAACGTTCGGCATGGCCCACCGATTGTGGGAGTGATATCTCTCCAAGACTCAATGTCAATCTCGGTAATAAAGTCATCGATGTCTTTCGACGGATCAACTAAAAGTGCTCTCATCTTCTATCTCCTTTCTTTCATTGCTTGGTAATCAATTCCACCGTGTTCCATGAGTGTTTGCTCAACCAAGTACACAGGCACATAACCATAAACAGTCTCAGTCGGCTCATAGCCATTACCATCTATGTAAGGCATCCACTCTTCTACTTTCTCTGACGGGAAGCCGACTTCTACGGTTACATATCTCTCGGCGTTGTCTGTGCGCGGATCACAGTAGTGGAACGCGCTCGCCTGAATAGATGCAGTAAAGCCGTCTTTACAAACAACATGTGTCCGTGGCTGTAAATATATACGTCCACTTGAAGACAGTTCTACTTCTTTTGCTGGGTTTTCTCTTAACATCTCGTTGATTAAGTCCATGCTTATCCTCCTGGCATGTTAGGGTTGCAGCCCTCTGGATTTCTAGGCACGCTGTTAAGGGAAGTCGCGCCATCGTATTGTGTTACCCAAAACACACGTTTGTTAGTCCATATATAAGTGGCGTAGCACTCGGGCGCGCCATAGCCACCGGCAAACGACCAGCCCTGCATGAGCGGCATGGCCTCTTCAACAGAAAGTACCTTGCGCCTCATATTCCACGGGATTGGGTTAGGCACCTCTTCTTCGCCCCAACCCAGGTCGCTATAGTCAGCAGTTTCCAGGTCGGACGGCAGGCTTGACCAGCCGTAGGCACCAAAGCAGATGCCCACGACATATTCGTGTTCTGCCAGTTGCTCGTTGATGTCCATCCACGCATTTTTCACTTGAGCCTCCTTCCAATATATTCAAACCAGTGTGGTGTGTAGCTAAGGATTTCTTCTCCCTCGTCTTTTTTCAGGGCCTCCACATGCTCTAGCATGTGTATACCAAGCTCACGATCGCTCATGCAGGCGAACCGCTTGACGTCTTCTATTGTTTCATTAAGCCTTTGTATTTCGAAGTTATTGCGGTTATCCCGTTTCCTTGATTTTGCTTGCTCCGATTCTGCTATTGAGATCAGCTGGACTAAGGTCTGTTCAGCAGAGGATCTGCATACTATTACTTCGCCGTCCTCATCTTCCCAAGTGCCATAACACTTCTCGAGTTGAGGGTCATCAGGGTCCTCTTTTTCATGGTAAGGAGCTCGCTTTGCTAGCAAATCCCAGTTGTATAGGCACGATTTTGCTTCCCGTATTATGTTATCTAGGTCGTAGTACACGGTGATATTCTCCTAAGGTCCTGTAAATTTGGGGACCTGGTCCAGCTGAGGTCCATGAGTTGCGCGGAGCTAAGTAACTGAGTACTAAGTAAAAAATGCACTTAGGTCCTTAAGGTCCTCTTTTTTTATATATAGAGAGGTATAAAAATAGATATAGTACACAGAGGGGGTATATACATATGTTTCCAGAGCGTAATACCAAAAAATAAAAATGGACCAAAAAGTGGACCATGGGTTTTTCACACGGCTATTTTCACAGTGGCTTTGTGGCTTAGTAGCCTGGCAAGCCCACGGCCAACCCTCTGTTCGTTTTCGTCTTCGTTTTCGTTGACTTCGGTAAAAAGGGGGAGCAGCAACCACCCCGTGAGGTGATTGCCGCTCCCAAGTGCCAGCTTACTGCGCCGCTGATATACGACGACGAGATTTCAACTCGGTGAGTGCGTCACCGTTGTCTCCATCGCTGGTTGTTGGTGCTGAGCCAGTATTGCCTGACAGGTACTTACGACCCATCATCGAGGCGCTACCCTGATAACCCTTACGGACTATCGCCGGGACGTTGTACTCACCAGTCTCACCGGTGATTCCGGCGTATATGCCGTCGTACTCGCCAAGCTCGTCATAGGCCAGATCCACCCAAGCTGCTGACTTCTGATAGCCAGCGTGCTTTTCGATATCATTGGCACACTGGATATTGGCGTCAGCTCCGAGAAGATACTTTGCGTATTCCTCGAGTTCTGCCTCACCGTTGGTAGCAGCAAACAGCTGGTAACCAACTTCGTCAGACAGAGGCCACAACACCAACTGGTCAGCCTTCCACTGCCGATCAGCACCGACTAAACGCTTCAGTGCATCGTGGTAGGCACGTCCAGCTGCCACAACCTCGTCAACAATCTCACCGCGGGTGTTTTCGTCCGACATCTGTCGTACACGACCCTCATCCAGTGCACCCTGTGAATCCCGGATGCATTCCTGCAAACGGCTTTCAATCGGAGTGAAGTACGGATTACCGCGCTTGCTAATCTCCACATTGAAACGACGTTGCAGCCAAGGCGGCACATCGTACCGGTTGGTGGACTGAAGCGGCTCGTTTGCACCAGCCTCTTTGGTGATGATTGCTGTCTCATCATGACCCTGAAGGTGTTCAGGCATTCTACTTTCTTCGTTGAACATGTAACGTACTCCTAATGATTAAAGGACACTTCTTTGTTGACAGGACTTAACGAGCCTGTCTATCTCGCTGTGCATTCCTTTTACAAGATCTACACGGTTGATAACACTGTGGGAACGAACAACCCCGACCATGAGCTGCTCTGTGTATGCCTGTTAAATACTGAACGGCAAAGCCACTATCGAACTCATCGGATTCTTCTTGTAACAGAATCTCCAGTGGGTCTGGATATGTGCCCACTGTTAACTCTACCTCGATCCAGAGGGTCGCTTTCATCGCCTCTGATGAACTGTCTAACGACAGGAATATAGCCATGTTTGTACTCCTATGTTAATGGCCAAAAGATCACACAACCTCAACAACAACCGGAGCTTGCGAGGTTGCCTGCGATACAGGTTCATGCATGTGAAGGGACTGAGCATCGCGATAGACCTCATCGCACTCATCGACTGCCTGCTTTAGCAGTGCAGGCGGGAGCTCGTCCTCGTCTTCGCTCTTCGTTAGGTACTCGAAGTACCTTATGACTATATCCGAGCGCAACGAGAACATTGCTTTCCATAGTATGAGCTTCTCCTCCTCGCCCGCCATGATGTACGCACCCGCGCACATCTCTGGGAGCTCGTCTATCTTCATTACTCCGAGTTCCATCTCCTCGGCTCCAGCTAGCGTGAACCAGCTCATTAGTAAAAACAGCAGCAGTGCTTTCATCTTGCAATCTCCTCGTAAGGTATTCAGTCCAGAAGTCGCTCATGCTCCTTCCTCTTCGAAGCTCCAATCACATGGAGCCTGTAAACACATCTTTAGGTATAAGCTGAACCCAACATCCCAATTGTCCTGAAACATATTGAAGATGAGGATCCCGTGGTGTTGCGCGATACGCAACGCTTGCCCAGTGCCACCAGTTACTTCGCCATTGGGAGTCCAGCACAGCACAAAGTCTACGGGAGAATTGAGCTCCCAACCGAGTACCTGATGGCAGTTGCGCGCATGGAACTTTCTCGCCGCGTTACTGCAGCGCTCCCATGCAGGGTGATAAACCTGAGCCATATCATATGCGCGTGGAGTAGCGCCCCAGTAAGGAGAATCGTTGTCGTTGAATCTCGCCCATGGCAGGAAGATCTCCTTGTGTTTGGGATCGGATACTCCTCGCTCAAACGCAGCGTCAGCACCTTTGGCACCTCCACTGCGCAGGGTGTACCCCACATGCTCGAGGTTGGTGGCTACGTTAGTCATCTCACGTAGAATGTGACCGGGTGTGGCTCGGCTCCCGATGCCGGCATAGGTAAAGCTCATGATTGCGCCTCCTTAATCTAAATCAGTTGGACTGCAAGCCGAATAGGAACTGACAACAGTGTCGAATTGTCTTGCTGTTTGTTCTGCATCGGCTCTGGTTTTGTGTCGCGATGCCATCCACCAGTCTTTTGTAAAGCCGTTGGTGGTTTTGTATGCACCTGCCAGTTCGTTGCGGATAATGTAAAAAGGATCATTGGTTTTCATGATTGCTCTCCGCAAAGACGGGTTCCGAGTGGTGTTTGCTCGAACCACATTATATAAACCTGCTGCTGATGCCCGATGCTCAAAGATTGGTAGATCTCGAGGGGCATTGCACACCAGTCAAGAAGTGCGTCGCGCAGGTGAGAAGGTAAAACGTAACTGATGCTCATGATTACTCCTCATCGATTGGGTAAGGGAACCCGTTTGAATACATCCAGTTGTTCTCAATGCAATCACGGACTTCAAAGCTCTTCGAAGCCAGTGCTACTTCCGCCGCCTCAAGGTTGCCGAAATACTCAGACTCTCGTGAGTAGGGTTCGATGAAACCAAACTCATCGTTCCAGCAGACGCGACCTATGTACCAGCCTGCAGCAGATTGCAAACACTGCAAATCACTAACAGGGATATCATCGAAGGTCATCGGAAATTGCACACCATCTTTCTCAAACACGTCCATATCTTTCTCCAGTTGATTACACTCAAGCCCAACAACACCCGGAGCTTGCGAGGGTGCTTCGGGTTTTGCAGGTCTGACGGTGCCCCAAGGTTCACCTGAGAACATATACTTACTCCACGCGCTGTGGATTTCTTGGCCACCATCCACAGTCTTAGCCAGTGCTTGGAGCTTTTTGCTCGCCTCTTCGCCTGCACGCCACACACGGTGGTCGTCAGAGAATGCGTAGTACCAGTCGTGCCGTTCGCACATGGTAAAAAAGGTGACAGGGTCTACATTCGTTACGTTGCTCATGATTCGTTCCTCGTCTGCGTGAGTTCGTTGTGCAGTTCTTGTTGCGCTTGTGCTTCTTCGTCCATGGCATCGATGAGCTGCTGCTCAACAGTGCGGTTATTGTCAGGCCAATCGTCAGGCCGACGGCTGTCCCAATACCTGTGCTTCGCTTCGGCTGCCAGCATGCCCGTTATGAGCACAAGGTGCCCGGTGTACACGATGTTCAGTGCTGTGATCGCTGCTCTCATAATGATGTTCATAACTTTCTCCTTAGGTGCCTAGTAATCGGAAGTGCCGCATTTCACGCAGACGCCGTTGACATGCCATGTCTCGCCTTCGTGTGGGTACGGACAGCATGTGTCGCAAGTCTCCATTTCCGCATAGCGGAATGCAGGGTTGCAATGCACGCAGTCCTCGGGCAGCAAGCAGTGGTCACACTGCCATTCGGTGCCGAGATGGCGTTCGTCCATGACCGTGCTTGCCTGTGTGACGCGGCACTGTGTGTCACGGTTGAGAACGACCTCGATGATGGGACGAGCCATCTCTTCGGTGCGCTCACCAGTTGCAAAGTTGTAGATTGCGTAACGCATTACTTGCTCCTTACCCAGACGACGCTGGGGAGTATGTGGCCGCGACGACGTATCATCTTCGGCTTGCTGGTACCTGCTACTGCACGTCCGCCGCGCAGGAAGAACGATATCGCCATGCCTCCGATAACGCCGGTCATCATGCCGGCATAAGAGCCGGAGAACATGAAGACCAGCAGCCCGGTGCAGGCGATATCTACGATAGGCGCGAAGTTGAACACCTTGCGTAGTCCGAAGTAGGAAAGAATCCAAATGACTGTCGCTGCTGCGATCATGCCTTGTGTGATCATGTCCATGGTTGTGTCTCCTCGTGAGGGTTGGTTTATGCGGTGAGTTTGCCAGCTGAGTGCTGGTCGTAAGAAAGATTGCGACGGCGATCGATGTCAGAGGTGACACCTTTGCCTTTGCAACGGTAGCAAGACCCGCGTGAAACAGGCTTGTCGTTCGATGCGTACGATGTACAGGCCGGTGCCTGCGCAGCGTCCACATGTGTGGGTACCAGCTACGCTAGTGTCGGTGTCAAACACCGTGGCTTCGGCCTTCTCGGCGGCGCGCTGTGAGGCAGGCTTGCGTGCGGGTACTGAGGTTTCAGCCATTGCGAACTGGCTTACCTTCAGGTACCACTTGCCGTTGGTATCGCCGCGAGCTACGTCGAACGCACACAGGGTAGGGGCGAACGCTGCAATCAGGCGCTGCATGAGCGCTTCGCTGATCTTACCGTTGGTACGGGTGAGCCCACCAGCTACAGACGGTGCGTCTATGCGGAAGTACGTGTCGAGGCCATCTACTGCTACCTTCGTGATTCGTGCTGTCATGTCGATCTCCTGATCTTGGATTAAAAACACCCCGCCTTACCAACAACCGTAGCTTGCGAGGTTGTTTGCGACTACGATTGAAATACGTCATCGCTAAAACCGTGCTTTTTCCTGTCACCCCTATGCCACTAAGCTACGTAGTACCTAGTACTGGGAGACTAAGTGACTTAGTAACTGAGCGGTGGGGTAGGGGTTGGTGAGTCAAAACTCAAAAGAAGGTTCCTTCGTCGAATCTCGTGTTGAACTGTCTGAGCGGACAGACTCGATTTTCGTGACTCGGTAACTCGGCAGCTGCGTACCGAGTACCTACGTACATACCTGGCTGTCTATTTTTTGACTTTTTAATATTTTTTGCAGTTTTTTCAGCCTCAAAATGTTAGTCTTCCTCCTCCCCTACGTATTCAGGAGCCCCAAATGAGATCCATTCTTGACTTGCCACCAGGTATCGAGCCACTTAGTAACCAAGTCCCTAAGGGATGTCGCGTGAGGATTACGGTCGATGAACCTGGATTCAGTGATGCTCGAGTAATGCTGAAGTTCCCCAGTGGAGAAGTCGAGTCTGTTGTTGTTGGCCCAGGTGGATCCTATGAGTTTATACTCAGGTCTCACATCGCCAACCAGGTAATTATCGAGGGCCTGCTACGTGACGGAGATCCCCAAGATCCCGACATGGAGGGAGGGGCGTGGTGACAGAGAAGCTAGTTTGCATACGCTCCGACGCAGGCTATTATAGGTGCCCACAGAAAATGGCGGAGTCCATAATATTGTCCGACCACACGTCCGAGTGGGAATACACTTCTAAAGCCGCTTGGAAAAGAAATGGCGGCAAATACATAAAGGCTGAAGCATGGAAGACTTAATTATGAATGTCATGGACGAAGCAACTTGTGACTTAGTACGAAGTTGCGGAGTACTTAGTTTTGCAGACGAAAACATTGAGGTGTACCGTTTGGTGGACGGCACTTTATGCTTCTTACCACCTACTGTTCATAACACCGACGAAGCGGCCGTTCACGCTGCAGTGGTGGAAGCGGGCTTTGCAACTGAGGAACTTAGATCTTGCGTCAAAGAGCTGTATGAGTGCTTGTATGTGCGCATGCTTCAAGAGCCGGCGTCATGCTCATGGTTTACCGATAAAGAGTGGGAAGCCTGCAAGTCTGCGAAACATCTCCTTGGGCTCGACCCCTAATCTGTGCGTCCCTATCCACAGCTTACTTGTGTAAGGTGCGATGAGACAAAATCTGCGCTTCATTTTCCAAAGCGCGCAGGCTCGACGTACGCAAAGTATTTATCCCACGACCCCAGGCGTTATGACCCGGTATGCAAATGGTGTAGGAAGCCGCGCAAACCAGGACAAGCCAGGGAGGATGTGCCGCGCCCGAAAGTAAAGCAGAAACAGAAAGGCGGCAAAGCGCGCATGACGGGGGACTTGAACCCTAGAAAACGAAAAAAGGAACGGCTCAGTGCAGGCGAATACAAAGCGAGAACGAGGAGTAAGACACGTGTTAAGTCTATGCAGTACCTATCTAAAAAAGGGTGCGAAGAATGTGGGGAACGTGATCCACGAGTTTTGGAGTACGACCATAAAGACACAAGCGAGAAAAACGGCACTATCAGTCGCCTCATTATTGATGGGTATGGCTGGTCGTCTAGACGCCTTCGGACAGAGATCCGAAAATGTAGAATCCTCTGCGCAAACTGCCACCGTAAACATACCATCAAGCAGCAAGGATACTACGCCCAAGAGGAAGTTCAGTGGGAGCTCAGAATTATCGCGGGACGGTATAAATTTGACCTATAATTCGCCGCATGACTTTTTGTACGACGTGGCCAGAGGGATATTGCATCCAAGTGAGATAACTTTGGAGCAGTGGCTTATTGCCAATGGCTATGCGATGATCGATAGCAAGCTGCCTGATTTAGAGGCGCAAGTGATGATAGGCGGGCAGTTGTTTGGGTTACACCATTGTATAAAGAGCGTGCATTATCCAAACCACGCACGGCCATTAATGGAGATAGAACATTGAGTGAATTAGGACCAGACAGCAGCATTCGAGAGTTGTTTACTGCTATTGAAGTCGAGGAAGGATGCAACGTTGTGCCAGTTAGGATCTCAAAGGCCGACGACGACCAGGCGCGACTGATGATTTGCGTTTGTGGGAGCCAGGCCGAGGCAAATTTAATAGTCTCGAACCTTATGACATATGTTGATTCCATGTACGCAGCCGCGGCACAGTCAGCAGCAAACGAAGAGGCACTAAAAGAAGATGGCAACACCATCATCGTACCTTAAGCTAACCGCGAAGCAACGCATCTACGTTGACTCGCGGTTATCAGGCCTTACTAAAAAGGCTGCCGCTGCCGCTGCCGGCGGTGCCGATTACCTGAATTATGAGAAATCGGCGAAAGTAGAAGCAGCGCTCGTCGACATGATGAAGAAGGGTGCAGAGGAAGTTTCGTTCGGCCGCAAAGAAGCGCACGATATGTACATGGAGGCGTACCACAACGCAGAAACAGCCATGGAACAAGTCGCAGCCGTGAATGCTATGGTAAAATTGCACGGGCTGGAGAAACCAAAGCAAGTTGAAGTGCAACACCAGCATGTGCATAGTGGACAAATTGAGCATTTACCCACGGAAGAGTTAATGCGGCTTGCTAACATGGAAAAAACGCTCACTCTTGAGGGTGAGTACAACGAAGTTGAGGAAAAGCCGGTGCTGGAAGCACCTGAAGCCAGGGAAGATAACACTATTGATTCAGCAGAATTGCAAAACGTGCGAGACGGTTACGGAGCATAGTGAGTCCGGGGCTTGTCTGGAGTGCGAACATCAGTTGGCGCTCTCGCTGAAGTCCGCCTCAGACGACTATAGGGCTAACCATAGCAACACTGCCAAGATACGGAAAAAACGTGATAAGGCAGTTAGGCAAAAAGCTGATAAAAAGCGATCGCGCACCAGAAGCGAGAAGGCCCAAGAAGAATTAGCCAAGCGCGAGTTGGCGAAAAGGCACTTGCTGGCGTTTATCATGCGTTTTGAGCCGACATATGAGGCGGGCTGGTTCCACAAAGTGTTGGCCGAGCAGCTGATGCAGTTCCTTGATGACGTCGTAGCAAAGAAATCGCCCCGATTGCTCCTTACAGTACCTCCGAGGCACGGAAAATCAATGCAGGCGTCGCAATATTTCCCTGCATACAGCCTTGGCAAATATCCAGGTCTTGAGTTTATTAATTGCTCGTATGCGCAATCTCTACAAATGGACTTTTCGCGCAAAATCCAAGAAATTGTCCGCTCTCCCGACTTCGGCATGCTTTTCGATGGCCTGAAAATCATGAAAAACAACGAGTCTGTCGAACGGTGGGGCCTGGCGGATAAAGATGGGCGAAGAACAGGCGGCGGGGTGCTTGCAGCCGGCGTGGGAGGCCCAATCACAGGGCGAGGTGCCCATATTTTGCTGATTGATGACCCTGTGAAAAACCGCGAGGAAGCAGAGAGCACCACAGTGCGAGAAGCGACCAAGGCATGGTACTCATCCACGGCATACACACGACTCGCCCCCGGCGGCGGCGTTCTTGTGATTCAAACACGTTGGCATGATGACGATTTATCAGGCTGGCTCTTGCGCGAAATGGAAGACGCCGAGAAAGAGTTCAATGAGACGGAAGTGTGGCCAGAGGATTCTGACCGATGGAAACATTTGGACTTCCCGGCGATCGCAACGCACGACGAGGAATACCGTAAGGCGGGAGAAGCTCTGCACCCTGAGCGCTACCCGCTTCCTGCACTCCGCAAGATCAAGAAGACACTTGCTCCTAGAGACTGGGCGGCACTGTATCAGCAGAATCCCCAGGTTGAGGAAGGTGCCTATTTTTCCAAGAATATGGTACGCTACTACAAGTCCGTCCCGAAGTACTTAGATATATATGCTGCGGGCGATTTGGCTATTTCTAAGAAAGAGCAAGCCGACTACACGGTGTTTCTCGTAGCTGGCGTTGATGACCAGGAAAACATCTACATGCTTGATTCTTACAAAGGCCGATGGAATGCGGACGAAATTATTGATGTGATGTTCCAGATTCACAAGAGATGGAAACCACGTCGCTTTGGACTAGAGAAGGGCCACATCAGCATGACGATGGATGCCCCTCTCCAAAGACGCATTAAAGATGCGAAGATGTATGACTTGCAAGTGGAGGCACTGCCCCCCGGCAAGGCGGACAAGGAACTTAGAGCGCGATCCATCCAGGGCTTGATGGCGCTCGGAAAAGTGTTCTGGCCAGAAGGAGCCCTGTGGACAGACGACTTCTTAAATGAGATGTTGCGCTTTCCGAACGGTGTAAAAGATGACTGCGTAGACGCCGCTGCGTGGATTGGCAAAATGCTTGCCATCCAGGGATACATAGGAACTGGAAGGCCCAAGAAGAAAGATAAATCTTGGCGTAAGAAGCTAGCAGGGTATGTCTCAGGACATAAGGAATCCAATTCGCACATGGCGGCATAAAGTATGGCAACACTCATAACGACCAACGAGTTTGGTGGCGACGCAGAGAAGCTTGATAAAGACAACTCTCCTGCTTACTCCCCTGAAGAGGTCGATAAGGTAAACCAACAGTGGGCAGCGTATACCAGAGCACGGGACGCTGGCCATTTAGATTGGGTCGAACAAGCACGTAAGTTTGACAACTTCTACGTCGGCGAGCAGTGGGCAACAGAAACGCAGCAAACACTCGACGCACAAAAACGACCTCATCAAACTATTAACCTGATTCTGTCAACGGTCAATGCCGTTGTAGGCGAGTACATTAAGTCTCGCCAAGATATCTCGTTTGTGCCACAGGGCAAAGGTGCCAACCAGGATACAGCCAAGTCATTGCGATTCCTGTTCAAACAGATAGCGCTTAATAATGACTCAGAAGCCAAAGAGCAACAGATGTTCCTGGATGGATTAATCCAGGATCGTGGGTACTGTTACTACTACATGGACTTCTCTGATTCCACAGAAGGCGAGATAAGAGAGCTAATTCTCGACCCTACTGATGTCATTCTTGATGCGGGAGCAAAAGAGTATGACCCCGACACCTGGGCGGAAGTGTTCATAAGCCGATGGCTAACTCCTGAAGAGATTGGAGCTTTTTATGGGCCAGAATACAAAAACAAAGTCGACCTGGCTGCTGCTAGTGGAACTTTTGGGCACGATTCACTTGAATGGGAAGCCCCTAACTTCAGTGGAGACCACTACAATAGCGAAATCTTCTTCCAGAGCTCCGAGGAAGAGGTCAAGCGAGTCAAACGTGTCCGCGTCATTGAACGACAGTATCGAAAGTTAGTCCGCACACCTTATTTTGTTGACAACACCACTGGCGACATGCGCCGAGTACCTGAAGGTTGGTCAAAGGAAGAAACCGAAGCCTTCCAGATTAAGATGCGAGGTGAAATCGGTGTGATGTGGAAGCCTGAGCGTAGAGTACGGGTAACCATCACCGCGGACCGTTGTTTGTTGCACGATGGCTGGTCGATATTCAACAAGATCTCGATCATCCCATTCTTCCCCTTCTTCAGACGCGGCAGGCCGTTTGGTCTGGTTCGCAATTTGATCAGCCCACAGGAAATGCTCAACAAGGTAACATCACAGGAACTGCACGTAGTCAACACGACTGCAAACAGTGGGTGGATGTTTAAGACAGGCACGCTTGTCAACATGGACGCAGATGACCTTGTGCAGCAGGGCTCAAAAACTGGCCTTGTCCTGGAATGGCAGGGCGACGCAGCTCCAGAGAAGATCCAACCTAATTCAGTTCCGTCAGGCTTGGATCAGATTTCAGCGAAGTCTGGAATTTATTTCCGGGAGATCTCTGGTGTAAACGAAGCTATGCTCGGCACCCAACGCTCCGACTCATCAAAGGCGATCGACTCACAGCGCCAAGGTGGCATGGCGCAGCAGGAAATCATATTCGATCACCTAAATTACACACGGAAGCTGAGAGCACGATTTATGCTCGAGGCAGTCCAAGCGTATTATACCGAAACACGATTGCTCACAATCTTCGAGAAAAATGAAGACGGCGATGATGTGCAGCAAGAGCTAGAAGTAAACCAGCCGTACGAGCAGATTGATCCTGAGACACAAGCAGTGATTGAGGAGATCAAGAATGACCTCACCATGGGTGAGTACAATGTCACGGTCACAAATATTCCTCGTCGTGATACTTACGATGAGGCTTTGTTTGAACAGCTGGCAAAGTTGCGCGAAATTGGCGTACAGCTACCAGATCACATTCTTATAGAAAACTCTCAGCTGCCAGATCGCAGAGATGTGTCAGAACAGGTCAAGAAGATACAAGGCCTGGCCGCGCCGACTCCAGAAGAGATCGAGCGCGCGCAGATACTCGACGAAATGCAGATGCGCTTACTGAACGCAGAGATTATGGAGAAGGAAGCACAAGCCGCAGAACGTCAGGCGAAAGCGCAGTCCTTACAAGTTGATGCGCAAGTAGCGATGATTACACCAGAGCTCGAGCAAGCCAAAGTCGGAATGCAATACAGGATGGAGACAGAGAAACTGCAGGCCGAGGAGCGTATGAATACTATGGATCTTATGGCTAGGATACAGCTGATGCAGCAGAAAAACTCTGGTGCGTCAAACGTGGCTACTATACAATCCGCAACTAAACGTGTAAGCGATGCCCTACAACGGCAAGCATCAATGGAAACAGCGCTAATCAACGCTTCCACGAAGGAGAAACCCAGCGATGGCCCTAAGAAAGCCTAAGTCACCAGAGAAAAAGCTTGAACGTAGCAAGCCCTTTACGGAGCCTAAAGCCATTAAGGACTTGAAGGAGCGCTTGAAAAAGCGTAATGAAAAACAGAAGCCAATAAGTAAAGGTATCCGGGCACCTAAAGCCTGATAATCGCCCTCGAGGGCGTAAAACACAACTAGGAGCTATTATGTCTAGCGCAGCAGAAGACCGGGGTGACGATCTTGCCCCCGATGCAACCCTCGCGGTTGATATCCCCAACGAAGACGAACGTACTGCCGAACAATTAGAATATTTTGGTGGCGACCCAGAAGACCTCGACAAAGAGGACTTTTCAGCTGTTGATAGGGGTGACGATATTGATCCCCCGGAGTTAATGGAAGATGCGGAAGAAGAGCAAGCCACAGAAGATGAGGAAGGGCCTACCGAAGACGAGTCCCTCGACGATGGAGAGGTTGACAGTGACCCCGATTCCGAAGAAGTTGTGGAGGACGATGAAGGAGACGATGGCGAAGACGATGACAGTGACGTGGCCGAATCAGATGCTGGAGACCCCAGCCAGCAAAAGGATTCTGATGCGCGCGATCAGCGAATCCCGCTCAGTCGATTCAACGAAGTAAACGAACGTATGAAGCAGGCCGAACAACGGCTTGCAGAGCTCGAAAGAAATGAGGTTGCTGCTGAAGAGGTTGTGAAGGGAACATACGACTTCGATCAGGCTGAAGAAGAATACACTGAGCTACTTCTCAACGGAGACACTAAGGGCGCAGCAACTAAGCGCTCAGAAATTCGTAGCGCAGAACGTGAATCATTTTTGGTAGAAGCCCAACAGTCAACACAGCAGACTATCACCCAGGATGCAGTTGCTAGTGAGTTGAACTCCTTGGCAGACCAGGCTGCAGAAATGTACCCTATATTTAAGGATACCCACCCTGACTTTGACGCAGATGCAACTCAGAAGGTGCTGACGTTTATGCGCGGATACATGTCCGATACGGCTAATCCCATGCAAGCTTCTGACGCATTTGTTGCAGCACTAGCGGACGGCATTTCGTTGTATGACCTGGATTCCACGTATGGATATAACCAGGAAGAAAGTGATTCAGCTCCCAAGGATCCAAAAAAGGCTGCTCCGAAGAGAAAGACAAAAGAGAAGATCGGTGTCGCTGCAAAGCAAGCCAGGTCACCGGCCGGCGCAGGCAGAGCATCTATGGATGCAGGGGCGAACGTACCCGACGTTGATAAGATGAGTGATGCTGAGATTGAAGCGTTACCAGCCGAAACATTGGCACGCCTTAGAGGCGATTTCATGGATTAGTTGCTAAGGGGTCGGCAAGCCTCCCTAGGGCCCCCTTGTGGGGCCCTTTGTATATGCGCTATAATCCAGGTTCGTGGATGGCACCACGTAAAACATTTCGCCGGAGTCGTCCTCCTTAATAGCGTCACACGCCTCGGCAGGCGAAAGAAGCCAAAACTAAACCCGGCCAATAATGGCCAACTTTGTTTTTGTTCCGTTAAATGTGATGTCTCTAGGAGGAAACTTAATGACTGTCACCAATTTTAACGCGCTAACATCAGAGCAGAAGACCGTATGGTCTCGTGATGTTTGGAAGCAAGCTCGTAACCTGAGCTTTGTATCCAAATTTACGGGTCGTGGTCCAAACTCGATGATTCAGCGTATTACGGATCTTACGAAGTCTGAGAAGGGAACTCGCGCAGTAATTACTCTGGTAGCTGATCTTGAAGAAGACGGCGTGGCAGGCGACAACCAGTTGGAAGGCAACGAAGAAGCAATCAAGGCTTACGATCAAGTAATCCAGATTGACCAGCTTCGTCAGGCTAACCGACATAAAGGTCGTCTTGCTGATCAGAAATCTGTTGTGAACTTCCGTGAACAGTCTCGTGATGTCCTAGCTTACTGGCTTGCAGATCGCATGGACCAGTTAGCATTCTTGTCTCTATCTGGTGTTGCGTATAGTAATACGAACCGTGGTGCAGCTCGTACAAGTTCGACCTTTGCTGGTCTGGATTTCGCGGGTGATATCGCAGTTCCGTCTGCTCAACGTCACTATCAGTGGGATGGCGCAGCTTCTAATCTAGTAGCAAGCTCTCTTGGCACACTAGCACTCGCTGACGACACTCCGTCGTGGGCTATGCTTGTTGAAGCAAAAGCTCTTGCGAAAGAGAAGTACCTTCGCGGTATTAAGGGTCCAGGCGGCATGGAGTTCTACCATGTCTTTATGACTCCTACCGGGATGGCTAAGCTGCGTCAGGATGCTGACTATCTTGCGAACGTCCGCAATGCTGGTGTACGTGGCTCTTCGAACGAACTGTTCAAGGGTACGGACACTGTCATGGTCGATGGCCTCATGATTCACGAATATCGTCATGTATTCAACAACTCTGCACTGCCTGATGGCTCTCGTGCAGGTGCGTCGAATGACGTAACGTATCAACGTACGCTGTTTGCGGGTGCTCAGGCACTTGGCATGGCTGACATTGGTGCGCCGGAGTGGATCGAGAAAGGCTTCGATTACGACAACCAGCAGGGCATTAGCATCGCTAAGATGTTTGGCTATCTCAAGCCGCAGTTCTACTCCAACATTGATGCATCAACGCAAGACTTCGGTCTGTTGGTCATCGATAATGCTATTGGAGGTAACGACTAATGAGCGTTTTAACTGATGCACGACAAAAGGTCTGCTACGCTATCGTAGAAGTCGGATTCGCTGATGTTGCCACCACGGCAGCTGAAGTACCGGTGCTTGACCTTCCACAGGGTGCGACTGTTGTTGATATACAGCTCGTCGTAGATACTGCCTTTGCGGGTGGCACTACGCACGATTTGGATATTGGCGACGTTACGGATCCTAACCGCTACACGCAGACGATCGCTGAGATTGACGCTCCTGGCATTCCGGCTAATCCGCCGGCAGTCAGTGGTTTCGAGACCACAGCCGCTGAGCCTCAGATTTCGGTAACGCCTACCCATACGGGTGGCTCGCCGACTTCTGGTGCCGCACGGCTTATCGTCGGCTATCTTGAAGCAGGACGCCATGACGAAAACTTCGGTGACGGAGTTGAGTTCGCAGGGTCTCCGGCTTAACCGGCTGCTACCTGTAGGTCCAGCCTACCCCCTCCGGCCTTCTTGGTCGGAGGGGTCTTTTTGATTAAAAGGAGAAGCCCCGATGAAGGGACTCAAGATTCCAGACCAACCGGTACTAATGCAGACTAACCGAGATTACCGTCTCTCTAGCCTCAATGGCTACGTTGTAAACTTCCGCGCAGGCCAACCATGCAGGGTTCCCCCAAATGCTTATTTGGAGGCTGTTAGTGTTGGAGCAGTTATGTGCGATGACCAGCCTGAAGTGGAACCAGAAGAGATAACAGAGAGGCCAAGCATCGCTGAAACTGCTAAACTAGAGGCGGAAGCAAAGCTTGGCTATATACAGCAGGCTTGCCTCAAAGTGATGGCAGAAAACGATACAAGTTTATTGAAAACAGACGGCTCGCCAAAGGTAATTGCTGTAATAAGCGCCTTAGAGCCACAAGCACCCCGACCGTCTGCTGCAGAGATTCAGCAGGTGTGGGATCTTATGCAAAGGGACATGGATTTGGCTGAGGACTAATGGCTACTGCACAGGATATCTTTGATGAAACGCGTCGCATCATTCATGACGAAGAAATTGGTAATTACCGATGGGCAGATGCGGAACTCATTGACTATTTGAACGCTGGAACGCGTCAGATCGTTGTCCTGTTGCCAGAAGCTAACTCAATTGAATCTATAGAAGATACCGGACTGTCCCGAGTGGCACGCCAAGTGTTGCCGGCTGGGGGGATCAAATTTATTCGCGCTGGTAGGAATTACGCGGATGACGGAACTACGCCACAAGGGACTGTCAGGTATGTCGAGAAAGACGTATTAGATACGTATGACTTAGATTGGGAATACACGTTAGCCACTGGCGTTGTCGATGGCCCTAACTATTTCCAGCACTATTGTCACGACAGTAGAGAACCAAAAACGTACTTTTTATATCCGCCTCCCGCTGCGGACAACAAAAGACTGGCAGTGGTGTACTCAGCTGTGCCCACAGCTATTACTGCCGTCGGCAATACTTTCCCCCTGGATGATGAGTACATCAACGCAGCCATCCAGTATGTGACTTATCGAGCACTTACCAAAGAGTCTGTACAGACACTGCCAAGTGCATATCGAGCAGAATTGTGGCAGAATTTCCTTCAGGCTTTGGGCCTACAACGAGCAGCTTCAACTGAGGTTAGCGCGGAAATGAACAGACCCCCGGACGGTGATTAATGACTGCTATTGCATCTGTATACCCAAAGGTTCGCATTGAAGCACCAGGCGCGCCAGAGCCACTTATCGCAGATGTGGTTGGCGACGCGATGCGCGACTTCTTCCGAGACACAGAGGTATGGCGACACACCACATCTCCCCTCCTCGACTGGACAACAGGAGCAGTTTTCCCTGCCCTAACCCCTGGCGCTGAACTTCCTGCCGACACACGCGTAGTGCGCGTGGACGAGGTAAAGTATGCAAACGACGGCACCAACTTGAAGTCAATTTCGTTTAGCACAAGAAGTCAGCTCGACGGGGAGTTCCCAGATTGGGAAGTACGAACCGGTACTAGCCCACAACGTTGGACAAACGATGGCAACGCAGGATCTCCACGTATAGTTCCTATTGCCGATGCAGACGTCCTCAGCTCCCTGCAGATCCGTGTGGTCGTGTCCCCGATAAGTACTATGACCGACGTGCCTGATTGGTGGTACGACGAGTTTCATGATATATGGCGCTTCGGTGCTTTAGCCAGGCTTCTTAAAATGCCGGGGCGGGATTGGACAAACCCACCACTTGCGCAGTATTACATGGCATTGGAACGCGAAGGAGTGAAGATGGCCAAGAGCCGGGGAGATGCGGAGTTCGGAACCCCGAATCGCACGATGTCCTATGGAGGGATAGGCGGCTCCACATATGTCCGCTACGACGACTACGGGCGATAACCATGGCTGGGTTCCGATTTAATGTATTCAAGGGTATTCGCCCAAGAGTTTCGAAGCGTAAGCTTCCAGACGGCGAAGCACAAACTGCAGAGAATGTTCGCCTAGGCAGTGGCGACCTCGAGGGGTGGCGGCAAAACAAGCTGGTAACAGCCACTAACGATCCGTATCAGACTCGTACTGTATTCTTGTATGAGGACACGTCCGCAGATCTAGCATACTGGTTCCAGTGGACAGACTTTGTTGATGTGGCGCGCGGCCCAATCAAGGGCGATTCGTTCGACCGGGTGTATTACACCGGCGACGGCACGCCAAAAATGACATACAACACGATCCAAAGTGCGCCTCCATACCCTTCAACGGCGTATGAACTTGGCGTACCCCAACCGCTTACACGCTTGACGACAGCAGGACAACTATTACCAGAAGATGTCCCAGCTAATATCCGACGTACATCTTCTGATCCAGGCACACGGCCACAGACAGGTCAGTTTGAGATCGTAAATGTTGACTTTACTGAATACCCAGGAACGGGTACGTCGAACGACACATGGCGGCTAGCGGCCGGCGCACTTGGCGACATCTCGTTTCAGTTAGAAGTCGGCGACACGTTGAAAGTCTTAAGTATAGTCGACGCCGACACACTCACTCTTGGAAGTGCCACCGGCACTGGCGCTGTTGCCGCTACTGCGCAGAACGATAAGACTTCTGTAAACTACTGGCATCCCATGGACGAGCAGGGGTCAACACAGCTCGCCGACTTTATCGGATGGCGTATCCCTGATGGCATGGAGGTGACGATTTCTAATCACCGATTGCGCGAGGGCGACGTGATCCGCATCACACGCCTCGACGCTTCTTACGGGCTAAGTTGGTCGTGGGCACTTACCAGTGACTTGTTTGAGTTATCCCCCACCGGCGGAACAGGCACCTGGGGCGTACCCTTTCTGGACGACGACAATGTTACCCGACATGAGAACGTACGACTCGGCAGGTCGGCTGACGGTGCCACTAAGTTTGAATTAGGTGGTGGATTCTACTATGACGTTGACCGGGCTAGCTCTGACAATGACATCCTGGAAGATCGCACATACGTGTATACGTACGTCTCGGCAGTAGGCGAAGAGGGCCCACCCTCTAAGCCTTCCCAGTTAGTACAGGCACTCGATGGAGATGCAGTTACCTTAACCGGATTTGACCTGGCACCCACTGGCTTTCGGAATATAGATCGCATTCGCATCTACCGCACGAATGCAACCGCGGTCGGCACCGAGTATCAGTTTGTCAAGGAAGTTACCATTGCGCAGGTCATCTCGGATGGAGGAGCGGTCGACACTGTTTCAGCTGCTGAGCTGGGAGAGGTGATATTCAGTTCAACCTGGTTCCCCCCTCCTGTTGGGATGCAAGGCATAGTAGGTATGCCTAATGGCATGATGGTTGGATTTGAGGGCAAGAACATTTATTTTGCCGAGCCATTCCAACCACACGCTTACCCACCTGAATATGACCAGGCAGTTGATTATGAAGTGGTTGCACTTGCTCCATTTGCCAACTCTGTTGCGGTGCTAACGACAGGCACCCCGTACCTTATTACCGGGTCACATCCTCGGAATGCAAACATACGTCCATACAAGATCAACCAGGCGTGTATGTACAAAGAGTCTGTCGCCACAGCAAACGACAAAGTCTACTATGCATCCCCTGACGGACTGGTTGAAATCGGCGTAAACGGCGCACGGATTACAACAAATCGCCACGTTTGGAAGAAGGAGTGGGCGGATTTTCAGCCGGAGCTGATGGTCGGCGAGTTCCACGATGATAAGTATTACGGTTTTTTTGGGGCAGACAACACAGTTATCCCTCAACCCACTGGCTCGGTGGTAGCCACCGGAACACTGGTGACGGACGCAGAGACATTTGAAGCAGAGATAGTGGCCGGGGGCAAAACGCTTATTCTCACGCTGACCAACGATACGTGGGTGACAGCAGGTGCCACGTTTGATTCAGTCCGCGATGACATTCTTTTCAGCATAACCTCAAACAACAATGAAGCCTTGGGGTGGAACAACCAGGTCACCAATATACCAACAACGGATGTCGTACGCACAAGTGACACAGTGGTTACTATTACTTTGTCGGCCCTATCAGCTTACTCGATCACGGAAGCGGAGATACTTAGTATACGTGCCCCCGCATTAGCGCTTACAGGGCAGTCGACGTTAGTAGCGGAAGATACAGCCATTCTTTACAACGATAGCATCTACGCTACCGAGGTAGTCGTTACCACCGGATGGTCGGTAAGTGGCCCTGACGGCAACGTACCAGAGGTGTTTGTGTCTGAAGAGAACATCGAGAATTGGGCCCGCATCATTGCACCGAGCGGCATTGACCCAGCCAACGCTGTTAACCTGCGCGATGCTGCTTACCACAAGACATTGGGCAGATGGGCCGTGGTTGGGGAAGGATCTCTACAAGCTGATAGGACATATATTTATTCGTCGGATGACATTAGAGACTCTAACTCCTGGGTGGAGCGCCTCTCTGACTCACTGCCCCGTCCACGTGTCGCGTTGTATGAGGACATCACCGATGCCATCTTCGTAGGTGGCGATGGATGGATACGCACCTCTAATGATTGCATAAACTGGGGGCTCACGCCTCTCCCCGGATCGACTCAGGGCAAGCAGCTTATGGGCCTGGTCCGTTCGCCCGGCGCAGCAGTAGGAGGCATTCCCTATGTCTATGGGGCATTCGACGATGATAAGCAAGTGGTTCGTAGTGCGCGCATTGACACCAGTCCACTTTCCACAACATGGACAGTTATCGACACACTGACCGGGGCAGGAGCTGGCGTCACTGCAATTTGCTCAGGCGATGGGGCTGTTTTTGTCTGCGAAGGTACGAAGCTTGGGTACTATGCTCAAGGTGGGACCACATACACGAACATTGGATCCCTCACAGGAAGCATAGTTGACATGGCTTACGGCAACGGCCGGCTGGTGGCGATCACAGATAACGGGTCTGTTCAGTATGCGGACTCCCCAAATATCCTCACGATCGGCAATTGGTCAGCGCAAGCGGCAGCGATAGACGGCGGCGTAGGAGCTGGCGATACTTGTAGAATTGAATGGGCCGATGGAGACGACACCAAGATTGGCTACGGCTTCGTGGTTACGTTGTCTGGCTTCAACGGCAACCCAGGCGACTATCAAGTCTATACCAGCCCTGATGCAGTAACCTGGACGTTACGTGAGACTGTTGCAAACACACAAGATGCGTTTGGTGTAGGCGTTAAATACCCAGAGACAGATCTCGACGGAGGCGCTGCCAGTACGGGCGTGAATTTGAGTGGTGCTTCAATCCAGTTCTTTTCACGAATCCTACCAGCACCCGTCACACGGTTAGTTGTCGGGTCGGACGGCAGAATGTTCAAGCAGAACCTCGGGCTGTCTCCAGTGCAGATATCCCCATCCACCGACTGGATCATACCGAACTTCGCTGCTGATACGTTATACGAGTTCCGGGTCACGAATGTAGTACCACTTACCGGTCTAGGAGCCGTCTTTGCCGAATCGCCAGGCACGGACGGGAACTGGTTTAACCTCGCCGGAGGAGACCTGATATGGTCTGTGCAAGACGCGACCTTCCGGTTTGACCTCGAGGTAAGGTATAATGGCGGCCCGACACTAAGCTCAGCACGCTACGTGCTTGCTTCGGAGGCGTATACTGACCCCCGTGACTTCACTCCAGGTGTGCTCTAATGGCAGGACTGATTGTATTTGACCCGGATAACGAAGAAGTCGGCCTTTCCACCGGAGACGACGTCGCGGTCAACACGTACCTAGACATTCAGAACGATAACTTGTACTTCACCGATGGACTGTCCATTTATTCGTGGGATAACGACCCCGACGGGTACAGGCAAACATACACCTGGCGCTCCGGCGAAATCCGTATGCCATCCCCCGTAAATATGGGAGCTGCGATTGTCGAGGCAGAACTTTACGCCGAAACCATAGGCGAAGTTATAGGGGACCCGTATATAGCCGATGTTGTTTTGTGCGCGGGGTTCGATGGCATAAACCTCGCAACAGCATACACGGAAGTTGCACGAGACGAACCTGGCGTATTCTTAGGCAATGCACAGCTTAATACCACAGTAAAAGCGGGAGGCACAGCCTCTTTACTGCTTGACGGCACTGGCGACGTCGTACAGTTTGGTCCAGACGCTGCTTCAGCAGCAGCATATACTATAGGCGCAGCTGGCACTGCTACTGTAGAAGGGTTCGTTAACCTCAGCCAATTGCCGTCAGCAAGTCAGCGGATGGCTATCATTGCGCATGACAGTGCTGATGTTGCGTCATTTTTTGTAGAGATATACAACAATGCGGGAACGTACCAACTCCGAGCTGATTTTGGTAACGGCAATTTTACCAACACCGCTATTACGATTACACCCTCAATAAATCAGTGGTATCACTTCGCAGTTCAGTTCGTTGCTAACAGCTACATGGAATTTATGTGGACTGAGTACAATGGTGTTGGCAGCATTGGCGCTGCCATGACTAACTATGCCTTTATAGCAAAGCAAGGCAGTGGACCACAGACGCCG